GACTTTGATTTTACTGACGCAGAGATAGAAGTTCTCCTGCAAAATCTCGATCACTTGTCTGTTGAAGAGCAAGCCGAGGTGCTAAAGATTACAGAAACGCTCGAGGCGCGAAAACACTCCGCTGCGTGTCGCGATGACCTGATTGCGTTTTGTAAAGCCATGGACCCCAACTACAAAGTTGGGCGGCACCACCGCCGGTTGGCGGACCTACTCATGAAAATGGAACGCGACGAGGAAGATCGTATTGGTGTGTCTGTGCCACCGCGCCATGGCAAGTCGCAGATGGTATCGATTTACTTCCCTGCATGGTATCTGGGGCGCAACCCCGACAAGAAAGTGCTGATGGTCTCACACACGGCTGATCTGGCGGTGGACTTTGGTCGCAAGGTGCGTAACATTGTCGATAGCCCCATGTACAAGCAGATATTTCCCACGGTCACGCTTGCTGCTGACTCTAAGAGCGCCGGGCGCTGGAACACAAACATGGGCGGTGAGTACTTTGCCTGTGGTGTGGGCGCTGCACTCGCGGGTCGCGGTGCGCACTTCCTGATTGTGGACGATCCATTCTCAGAACAAGATATCTTAGCGGGTAATTATGAAGTTTTTGATCGGGTGTATGAGTGGTTTACTTACGGTGCGAGAACGCGTCTTATGCCACAGGGTAAAGTGGCTATCGTGCACACAAGATGGCATCCGAATGACCTAATTGGTAAGCTTGCCAAAGACATGGGGCGCGTAGATGGTGGGGATCAGTACGAATTGTTTGAGTTCCCCGCTATTTTTAACGAGAACACGGATGACGAGAAGGCACTTTGGCCTGAGTTTTACGATCTAGAGGCGCTGCACCGCACCAAAGCATCTATGCCGCTGTTCCAGTGGAACGCGCAGTTCCAACAGAACCCCACTGCAGAGGAAGGTGCACTGGTTAAACGTGAATGGTGGCGCAAATGGGAGCAAGATGACGCGCCTGCCTGTGAATACATCATCATGACACTTGATGCTGCAGCAGAAAAGAACAACCGTGCCGACTTTACTGCTCTCTTGACGTGGGGTGTGTTCAACGACGAGCGCCACACGGGGGAAGCGAACCACATCATCTTGCTAAACGCTATCAACACGCGTGTTGAGTTCCATGAATTAAAGGAATTGGCGCTGCGTGAGTACAAAGAGTGGCAACCAGACTCGTTTATCGTTGAAAAGAAGTCTTCAGGTACACCACTCTTTCAAGAGCTGCGGCGCATGGGTATACCGGTGCAAGAATTTACCCCGCACCGCGGTACAGGCGATAAAATAGCGCGTATTAACGCAATATCAGATATATTTAGGTCTGGTATGGTGTGGTATCCCACAAGTTACAAATGGGCCGAAGAGGTAGTTGAGCAAGTTGCGGCATTTCCTGCATCAGATCACGATGACATGGTTGACTGCGTGTCAATGGCGCTTGCCCGGTTCCGTAGTGGTGGGTTTATTCGATTAGACAGTGACGCTGAAGACGAAATCATGCGACCACGTGTTGCGGCTTACTATTAGGAATAATTATGGCGATGGAAAAAAGTTTATACGCAGCACCACAGGGCATTGATGCGCTCAGCGAGGATCAGACACCCGAGATAGAGTTGGAGATTGTCAATCCTGATATGGTGCGGCTAGACGATGGCAGCGTTGAGATCACAATCATCCCTAACAAGAAAGGCGATGACGGGGATGTGCCGTTTAGCGCAAACCTCGCCGAGTACATCGACGATAGAGAGCTTGCCATGTTGGTAGGTGACCTGATTGCTGACTACGACAACGACATTGCGAGCCGCAAAGACTGGGAGCAGACGTATACCGATGGTATTAAGCTCTTAGGTCTGAAGTATGAAGAGCGCACAGAGCCTTGGCCCGGAGCCTGCGGTGTGTACTCCCCGCTGATTGCAGAAGCCGCCGTGCGCTTCCAAGCAGAAGCGATTATGGAAACGTTTCCTGCAGCAGGACCTGTTAAGACCCAGATCATTGGCAAGATATCACCTGAGAAAACAGACGCAGCACAACGTGTGCAAGATGACATGAACTACGAGCTGACTGAGGTCATGCGCGAGTACCGCTCAGAGCACGAGAAGATGCTATGGAACCTGCCGATTGCGGGTTCAGCGTTTAAGAAGGTCTACTTTGACCCAAGCCTTGGGCGGCAAGTCAGTATGTTTGTGCCAGCCGAGGATGTGGTGTTGCCATACGGCACGAGCGAGATCAGCATGTGTGAGCGCATCACACACCGCATGAGAAAGACTAAGAACCAGTTGCTCAAGCTCCAAGAGTCAGGGTTCTACCGTGCAGATGTGGACATTGAAGATGGTCCTGTCCTGCAGATCGACGAGATTCAGAAGGCCAAGGATCGTGAGACTGGGTTTAGCGCGACATACGATGACCGCCCCCTCCTGCTTGAGATGCACGTCGAGCTTGACTTGCCGGGGTTTGAAGATACGAACGCTGATGGTGAAGAGACTGGGATTGCTCTGCCGTACGTTGTGACCCTGCTAAAAGACTCTACTACGATCTTATCAATCCGCCGCAACTGGGACCCCGAAGCAGAAGCTATGCTCTCGCCGCGCCCGAAAGCATTTGATGGTGCTGATTCTGAGGCGTACCAGCCCAAAGCATCGCGCCAGTACTTCGTGCATTACCAGTACGTGCCGGGGTTTGGCTCATACGGCTTTGGTTTGGTGCACTTAGTCGGCAACAGCGCCAAGAGTGCTACGAGCATTACGCGCCAGTTGGTCGATGCAGGTACGCTATCTAACCTGCCGGGTGGTATGAAGACCCGAGGCTTGCGCATCAAGGGTGATGACACACCAATCTCACCGGGCGAGTTCCGCGATGTGGACGTAAGTTCGGGATCGTTGCGCGACAACATCATGCCTCTGCCTTACAAAGAGCCAAGCCAAGTGTTGCTGGGTCTGCGTGGCATCATCATCGAGGAAGCTCAGAAGTTTGCTGCAGCACCGGACATGAAGATTAGCGACATGTCTGCTAATGCCCCCGTAGGTACAACGCTTGCGTTGATCGAGCGTAACCTGAAGGTGATGTCTGCTGTGCAAGCCCGGATGCACTTCTCAATGAAGCAAGAGTTCAAGTTGCTTGCTGGGTTGATCCGTGACTTCTCACCGTCTGAGTACGACTACCAGCCAGAAGAGGGCGCACGTAGCTCGCGCAAGCGCGACTATAGCCTTGTTGATATTATCCCCGTAAGCGACCCGAACGCATCAACGCTCGCGCAGCGCGTGGTGCAGTATCAGGCTGTGATCCAGTTAGCGCAGATGGCTCCGCAGATTTACAACTTACCCAAGTTGCACCGCCAGATGTTAGAGGTGCTTAACATCAAGGAAGCCGACAAACTTGTACCGTTAGAAGATGACCACAAGCCCACAGACCCCGTGACCGAGAACATGAATATCTTGATGGGTAAACCTGTCAAAGCATTTCAGTTTCAAGACCACGAGGCGCACATCCGCACTCACATGGCTGCGATGCAAGACCCCAAGATTGCACAAGTTATGGGGCAGAACCCACAGGCACAAATACTGCTACAAGCAGCAAACGCGCACATCACTGAGCACGTAGCGATGGCATACCGCGAGAAGATGGAACAACAGTTAGGTGTGTCACTGCCCGATCCAGAAGCTAAGCTTTCGCGCGAGATCGAGTATCAGATGTCTGGACTGATCGCCCAAGCCGCAGGACAACTCTTAGGTAAAAACCAAGCCGAAGCCCGTGCGCAACAAGCCGCGCAGACCGCGCAAGACCCACTCGTGCAGATGCAGCAAGCCGAGTTGCAACTCAAGTCTAAAGAAGTTGATATTAAAGAAAAGCAGATGATGATTGATGCTGCTGACAAAGCTGACAAGATGGCGCTTGAGCGCGAGAAACTCAAAGCTGATAACGAGCGCGAAGGTTTAAAGCTGGGTCTTAAATCACGTTACGACCAAGGCAAGCTTGAAGCAGATCAAGAGCGCGAAGGCTTAAGAATTGGTGTTCAAGTTGCTCAGAGCAAAGCTCAGATGGCGCATGACTTAGAAACACAACGCAATCAAAACACACCTAGAAATGGAGCTGAATAATAATGGATGTAATCGACGTTCTACGCAAAAAATTTCGTGAACGCATGAACGCCTTGGCTGACGATGTAGCAACCGGGCGCTGTAAGGATTTTGGTGAGTACCAAAAACTCTGCGGGGTAATAGAGGGCTTGGCCTACGCAGAGCGAGACCTGCTTGACCTCAAGCAACAAATGGAAGACCACGACAATGAGTGAAATCTTGATCGGTGCTAATCCCAACAACCCACAAATTGTTGGCTCAGTAAATTTCTCAGCAACCGCTGAAGAAAAAGCAACACAACTCCCCGTTCCATCGGGCTGGCGCATCCTTTGTGCTATTCCTGAAGCTGACAAGGAGTTTGACAGCGGTATCGCTAAGTCAGATGAAACCCTTCGCATTGAAGAGACGTTGACCACCGTGTTGTTCGTAGTTAAGCTAGGTCCCGATTGCTATACCGACAAAACACGGTATCCGTCAGGCCCTTGGTGCAAAGAAGGCGACTTTGTTTTGGTACGCCCCAACGCAGGTTCACGACTAGTCATTCATGGTCGAGAATTTCGCATGATTAACGAAGATTCCGTCGAGGGCATTGTGCTTGATCCTCGTGGCATTCGTCGCAAATAAGGAATAAACATGGCTGAATTTGAAAAAAATGAGTTCAAATTTCCCGATGAAGTGGGCGAAGAGAACAACATTACCCTTGAGTTAGAGGGCGATGAGAACGTTGAGATTGAAGTTGTCGATGACACTCCTGCTCAAGACCGGGGGCGTAAACCCCTAGACCGCGAGGTAGCTGACCCGACTGACGAGGAACTGAACGAGTACAGCAGTAAAGTCCAGAAACGGATGAAAGAGCTGACTCATAAGAGCCACGACGAACGGCGCAAGGCGGAAGCTCTGTACCGTGAGAAGACGGAGTTAGAACGCGCTGCACAGGCTCTGGCTGCTGAGAACAAGCGGTTGCAAGAGTACGTTAATGTGGGGCAACACGCCTACATCGACAAGTCTAAGTCACTGGCACAAATTGCCATGGACAACGCTAAGGCTAAATT